TTCTTGCTTGACATAGGCTTCCGTTATACTACTGTGCGTCCTATGCCTATGTTTGGTACGCCCGGCCTTGTTGATCACTTCTAGAAGGAGTTGGTTTTATGTCATGGCTTTCTGATACTTTAGGCAGTGTTGCTGGTTCTGTTTTAGGATCTGCAGTTCAGAATCATTACAATTCTGCTAATGCAGCACAAGCTAACGCGTGGAACGTTGAAAACTATAAACATCGTTATCAATGGGCTGTAGAAGATATGCGTAAAGCTGGTCTTAATCCTATTCTTGCTGCAACTAATGGTATAGGCGGTTCTATATCTGGAGCTTCAGCTGCTTCTGTAGGTATGAGTGATATTGGTTCTACCATGAACTCTGCCAGAGCCGCTAGTGCCGCTGAAAGGCAGGCTAAGAATGCCGAGCATCTTTCATTATCTCAAATTGAAAAACTCGTCGCAGAAGCCGATTCTGTGCGCCAGAGAACCCATGGTATAGTTCTTGAGAATGGTATTCTTGCAAATGATTTGAATCTTCGTGAGCAGACTTATGAAAAACGTCTTGGTTATGAGCTTGAAAAGATGAATTTGGAGCTTGAAAACCTTCGTCTTCAGGGTTCTTACCTTAACTCTGGTGTTTTAAACAACATTGCTTCTGCTAATCGTGCTAATTCTGCTGCCGCTTTTGATAATATTCAAACTGAAATGGCAGGTATGGAACGTGATTTTTATAAGAATCTTGAAAGTCTTACAGGTGCTCCCAGATCTGTCGCTAGTGGTGTTGGTTCTGCTGTCAAAAATGTTATAGGCTTCCTCGGAGGTCGCTATATTGGAAGGAGATAACTTTTATGTCTAATAAAACTACTATGATTTTGACTTTTATTGTTTCTGTTGTTGTTCCCTTTATTCAGGAAGTTGTGGATCTAATTGAAGCTCTGAAAGGTAAAGCCTCTTCGAATACTGTTACTGCTAAAAAGGTCGCCTCGGACTTTCAATCCGATGTTGCTCAACTTGTTGAGCCAGTTGCTAATAAGAATGATTCTAAAAAAACTAGCCGTTTTTTCGGTTCTTGGAGGGATGCTAAATGAGAAGGCGCCGCTTATCTAAACGAGGTTCTCGCCGTCTTTTTCGGCGTACCTCCAGATCTCGCCGCAGAAACTTTAAAAGAGTAGGACGAGGTGGATTTAGGATTTGACATTCTGACCTAATCCTGATACAATCGGTACAGGTGATTAATATGGTTTGTTATAATCCTATTCTTATGTGCCCGGTTGAAGGAGCGATTACCAAAAGTGGAAAACAACATTATAGTTTTTACGGTAGCCTTTCCTCTCACCCTGAGCTTGCTGGCGATAGCCGTTTCATTCGTTGTTCTTGTAAACAGTGCATCGGTTGTCGCCTTGAAAATAGCAGACAGTGGGCTGTCCGTGCTGTCCACGAAGCCCGTTCTTCGTCTTCTGCTTATTTCGTTACTTGCACTTTCGACGATTATCATTTGCCATGTGATAAAAGCTTAAGCAAGAAATTTCATCAGACTTTCATGAAAAATCTTCGCCGTGAGTATGGCAGCGGTATTCGCTTTCTCGGCTGTGGTGAATATGGTGAACTTTATGGTCGCCCCCATTATCATTATATTTTGTTTAATATTGATTTTGATGACAAAATTTTTCGGTTCCGTACAGACGGTTATAATACTTATACTTCTTCTCGTTTTGCCAAGGTATGGAAATACGGTATGCATCTTATTGGTGAGTTTAGCTTTGATTCTGCTGCCTATGTCGCTCGCTATATAGTTAAAAAACAGACAGGTAAAGACGCTCCTTCTCACTATAAAGGTCGCATTCCTGAATTCATGGTTGCTTCCAATCGTCCTGGCATAGGTGCAAAATGGCTCGAAGATCATGGCGAAGAATGCTATGCCAATGATTATGTTGTTATTAACGGTAAGAAGATGCGTCCTCCTCGTTATTATGATAAGAAATTTGATGAAACGCATCCTCACTGGATGGAATATATTCGCAACAACCGTATTGAGAAGATGCTTCATAACTTGGAGAACAACACTTTTGAGCGTTTGGTTGACCGTTGCCGCGTTCAGGAAGGTAAATATAAACATTTTCTTGGCAGAAAGCTTGACAAAGTATTATGACTGTGTTATTATTAAGTCGGAAATGAGGTGATGCTTATTAGTGAATTTGAAGCTGTTAAAAATTTCTGTCATTATCGTAATATTTCTTTTGACTACTCTTTTCGTGGTAGTAAATATGCCGCTTACCGTCTTAAGCCTGATGGTTCTAGGGTTATTCGCCTTGATAATGACTATTTTGTTATATCAGCTATGCTTTACCTTATGATTCGTAGGTATCTAATTGCGTTTAGAAAAGGAGATGGTTCCGCTGAGACTTTATTCCATTTATGATTCCAAGGCTGAACAGTTCAGTCCTCCACAGGTTTACCACAATGATATGCTTGCTCTGCGAGCTTTTGAAGGTATAGTTAACGATGATAAAATGCTTATTAAAAAGTATCCTGAAGACTTTTCTCTTTATTATGTTGGCAATCTCGGTGACAGCGACGGTCGCTATTACGTTGAGAATTGTGACGAGTCCCACATTCCTGTCATTGTTGGTCGCGCCATAGAGTATGTGCAGACTATTGACAGTGATTCTACTAAATGATAATCTAATAAAGAGCGTATCAGAAAAAGGACGATCTCATGGAGATCGCCCTTTTTTTGTACGCCACGCCCGCCGCGTCTAGGCGCCTGCGAAAGGAGGTGAAATTATGAAATTTAAGACAGCTTATGATCCCGTAGAAGAACATGATCATTGCGGCATTGAGTTTACCATGCCCTCTCTTACGATTCAGGACGAGAAAGAGGAAACTGATATTAATTACATTGTAAATAAGTATGCAGACGGTCATAAAGGTATCATGACTCTTGACCTCGGCGATAGTTCGCAATACGCTTACCTGCAGTTTGGAGATTCAACGCTTCCCGGCGACTACAGTACAGCGCTTGAGCTTGTGTCCGGAGTTCGTGAAGAATTCTACAGTTTACCTGCTTACGTTCGAGCAAAATTCGGTCACGATCCTATGAATTTCATCGACCATTTGAATGATCCTGCAACGCTCGAATATCTCCAACAACAAGGTCTATACGGTAGCAAATATACCTTTGATGAACCACAACAGTCCGTAAGTAGTGAACAAACACAAGAAAAAAGTAACACTTTAAAACAAAATGATGAAGAAACACAAAAATAGGCGTCACCGAAGCCAGTTACTTACTTGATGTAACTGGCGTAGGTGACGCAAAAATAATCTAAAACCTAATAATAATTTGCTTTAGGTTAATTATTAGGTTTACACTTCGAAGAAGGTGAAATTTTGGCTCGAAAAAAAATAAGAGTTCGAGGACATCGCTTCAGCGATGCTCCTGCAATGTACATGAAAAGGACTAAGTTTGACCGTTCCCATGTTTATAAGACAACTTTTAACTCAGGCAAGCTTATACCTGTATTTGTTGATGAGGTTTTGCCTGGCGATACTACTCGTATGTCTGTTAATTACTTCGCTCGTTTGGCTACTCCTGTTAAGCCTATCATGGATAATATTTATCTGGACTGGTTTTTCTTTTTTGTACCAAACCGCCTCGTTTGGGAACATTGGCAGAACTTCTGCTTTGAGCAGGAAGATCCTGATGATAGCATTGATTATGTTATCCCTGCTATTATGGCTAATGACAACAAAAATAATACTTATTTAGGTTCTCTATGGGATTATTTCGGTTTGCCCTTGAATACGTCTGGTACTATATCTGGTGTTAGTGCTCTTCCATTTCGTGGTGTTTATTTGATTTGGAACGAATGGTTCCGAGATGAAAATCTCCAGAAATCTGTCAAGATCCAGAAAGGCGATACTAACGAAGTTTTAAACTCTTCCCGAGTTTCTGAACAGCCTTCTTGGTTGTTCAAGTCTGGAACTGGCATTTTCCCCGGATATCCTTGCCCCCCTCGCGGTAAGCGCCATGATTACTTCACTTCCGCTCTGCCCTGGACACAGAAGGGACCCGGTGTTTCTATAGGTCTTGCTGGTACCGCTTCTATAGTTGATCCTACCCCAGATCCTGGCTATCTTCTTCATAGTAATTCTAATCAGCTCGCCGTTGTTTCTGCCACTCGCGCTGAAGGCAAATCAGGCGGTTATAGAGTTGCAACAGGTAATGGAGTTGTTACGTTCTCCCGTTTTGGTTCAGATTCTGATTCTAGTAGTGTAGGCGGTTTTGCTGGTAATACCTCTGGTGCGGTAACTGTTTCTGCTCAAGTTGGTTCTGCTTACCTTGGCAATGATTCTTATGTTGATTTGGACACTTCAAGTATCTTTACAATAAACAGTCTTCGTACTGCTTTCCAGATGCAGAAGTTCTATGAACGCCTTGCTCGTGGTGGTAGTCGGTATACAGAAGTGCTCCGTTCTTTCTTTGGCGTAGTTTCTCCGGACGCCCGTCTTCAACGTCCGGAATTTCTTGGTTCCTTTACCAAAATGGTAAATGTTAATCCAATAGCGCAGACTTCCGCAACTGACACTACTTCTCCTCAAGGCAATCTCTCTGCTTATGGTGTTACTGCCGCTAAGTTTCATGGTTTCACTAAATCTTTCGTTGAGCATGGCTATGTTTTTGGTTTTGTATGCGCTCGTGCTGATTTAACTTATCAGCAGGGTATTAATAAGATGTGGCTTCGCTCTACTGTTTATGATTTTTATTGGCCTACATTCGCTCATCTTGGCGAACAGGCTATTGAGCTTCGTGAGATCTATGCTCAGGGTTCTAAAGCTGATACTACTGTTTTTGGCTATCAGGAACGTTATGCTGAATATCGCTATAAACCTTCGCAGATTACAGGTAAGTTCCGTAGCTCTGTAGTTAATGGCACTTTAGACGTTTGGCATCTTTCACAGTTCTTTAAAAATGCCCCGACTCTCAACGAGGAGTTTATTGTTGAAAAGCCACCTATTGATCGTATTATCGCTGTTCCCAGTGAGCCTGAGTTCTTGCTTGACATAGGCTTCCGTTATACTACTGTGCGTCCTATGCCTATGTTTG